AAAATTTATTGCAGAAGGTGCAACAAAAATGCAACCAAAAGGTCCTGCAGAAGTTGATGTTCCCGCAGCACTACGCAAGCAAAAGCGTCCAGGTCAAGCTGCTGCACAAGCTGCTACTGACAAACGTAATGCAAGTTCTGGTGCCAAAGTTTGGTCCAGCAAACGCACCGAAGAAGGCAAAAAGGGTAAATGCTGCTGTGATAGAGACGGTGAAGATCAATGCCCAGTTCATGCAAAAATGGACGAAGTAGTCAACTTGAAAAAAGACCCCAACAGTGATCCAGGTGCCGAAGCACGACTAGCTGCTTATCAAGCAAGACAGCCAAAATCGACAGTATATATGGATAAAAACAAACTCGTAAAAAACCCAGCGGTGGCTAAGAAATAAAAACGTTAGGATGTAGTCCAATTAGCCCCTTCGGGGGCTTTTTTATCAGTAAATAATAATATGGCAAGCAAAAACTTAGACGGTAATTTAGTTAAAAAAGCACATGTTACTCAACGATGGACTGAACAAGACATTGAGCATATGTTACGGTGCCAAGATCAAGAACTTGGCCCACAATATTTTTTGAATAACTTTTTCTTTATTCAACATCCCACAAAAGGTAAGATTCAGTATAAACCTTTTGAATATCAAAAACGTCTATTGGACAGTTATCACGGACACAGATTTAGTGTAAACATGCTAGGCCGTCAGATGGGTAAAACTACTACTGCGGTAGGATATTTACTTTGGTATGCTATGTTTGTACCAGACAGCACTATCTTAATTTCAGCGCACAAATATACAGGCGCACAGGAAATTATGCAACGTCTGCGTTATGCATACGAAACTTGTCCTGATTTTATTCGTGCAGGCGTTACTAGCTATAACAAGCAAAGTTTAGAATTTGACAACGGATCGCGTATTGTTGCACAGACAACAACCGAAACAACTGGTCGTGGTATGTCTGTATCACTACTATACTGCGACGAGTTTGCCTATGTTGAACCTAACATTGCTGTAGAATTTTGGACATCAATATCGCCTACACTAGCAACTGGTGGTAAGGCAATTATTACATCAACTCCTAACTCAGACGAAGATCAGTTTGCACAGATTTGGAATGAAGCCAACAAAAGATTTGATGAGTTTGGAAACGCAACTGAGTTAGGGCGCAATGGTTTTTATCCATGCATTGCCATATGGAATGAGCATCCCGATCGTGACGAAAAATGGGCAAATGAAGAACGTAGTCGTGTTGGTCAAGAAAGATTTGAACGTGAACACGAATGTAAATTCTTAATTTTTGACGAAACACTGATTAACAGTATTAGTTTGTCAGACATGGAAGGCAGTGAACCTCTTATGAAAATGGGCCAAGCTCGATGGTATAAAAAGATTAATCCTGCCAGCACCTATATTGTAAGTTTAGATCCTAGTCTAGGCACAGGTGGCGATTTTGCAGCCATTGAAATTTTAGAACTTCCTAGTATGGACCAAGTTGCAGAATGGCATCACAACATGACTCCTGTGCAGGCTCAAGCTCGTATTCTAAGAGACTTGCTCAAATATATTGAGGATGAGTGCACTGCACAGGGAGTATCTAGTAGTATATATTACTCTGTAGAAAACAATACTCTAGGCGAAAGCGCCCTAGTTGCAATTAACGAATTAGGTGAAGAAACATTTCCAGGTTTGTTTCTAAGTGAGCCTATTAAGAAAGGCCATGTTCGTCGCTTTAGAAAAGGATTTAATACTACTCATGCTGCTAAGATCTCTGCTTGTGCCAAGCTAAAACAACTTGTAGAAAGCAGACAACTCAAAGTTAATAGCAAAACCTTAATAAGTGAAATGAAAACATTTGTGGCTCAGGGTATTACATTCAAAGCTAAAACTGGTCAACACGACGACTTAGTTGCTAGTCTATTATTAGCTATACGCATGGTTATGTTGTTGCAAGACTGGGATCCTACAATTTATGATAAAATGAGAGATCATACGGGCATGGAAGAACACGACCTTCCCTTGCCCATCTTTATGAGTTCTTATTAACTAAATACACATTATGAACGCAATTGAACTTATATCACAAGACGTATTTGATAAAGTCCGTAGCCGTTATAGTAACCTAGAAATGGGAGACGAAGACGGCAATGTAACGTCTGATCCTAGAACTGCTCGATTTTTTGATTTTGATTTTGTATCAGAAGGAGAAAATTTAGGGCGTGTTAGCATCAGTATTAACGAGCGCGGCGCACTAAAAATATTTTATAGTCAAGGGATTTTAGAAGGATTAAATGCCGTAGCTCAAAAAACTTGGTTTGCATTTTTAAAAGAAATGAGAAACTTTGCTAAACGCAGACTAATGAGATTTGATACACGTGACATTACTAAATCTAACTTGAATAAAACTGATTTTCAATACCTAGCCCAAACTGGCTCAAAGGAAGACAATATGGCAGAAAGTAAAATGTATGGTAGCAGCAAAACCAGCTACCGCCCCCTAGCAAAAGCTAAGATTATTATTAAGCATAGTAATCCAATTGATGTAGAAAGCCGCGGAGCTCGTAGTAGAGACATTGAATCTATCTTTGTTCAAAACGAACTAGGCGAGCGCATGAAAATGCCTATTCCTAGCATTAGAGCAGCAGAAGCTATGGCACGACACGTGGCTAACGGTGGTTATCCACACGACGATCATGGTAAAAAAATTATTGAAATGGCAACTGAAATTGCCAAGCTACATGCATTCAAACGTCATGTAGGCAAGCACGACAGTATGAACAGTGATGCTAATAACATCTTAGAACGTGCATGTATGAAGTTAGAAAATCTACGTCATCAAATGGCTTGTTTGGGTAAACAGCAACACTACGAATCATGGAAAGAAAGTTATGTTCCTGATACAAGCGAAGAGTTTGCAATGGATCAAGCTACAATGGAAAACTATAAATCAAAGTTTACTGTTAGCACATTCAAAGAAGATCTTGCAGAATACTTTCCGTTAATTCATAAAATTATGCAAGAAACTAGCGAAGTTGACCTAGATGAATACGTTAGTGAATCAGAAGAAGAGCACTGTGATACGTGCGATCATCCTGTTAAAGATTGCCAGTGCGACGACACTACTGAAGTTAAAGAATTTGCAGAGTTTGAAAATTGGGCTAATTCGGTTGTAGAAGGTCGTATGGAACCCGAAATGCTTGCAGCATTGCAAGAGTTACTAGGCAACGACTCGTTAAAAACAGTTGGTCCAGACGCAACTAATACAGTATCTTCATTGCAGAATATTGGTATCAATGATAACGGACTTGAAAGTGATCTAAAGGGGCTTGCTAAAGACACTAACGGAGAAGGAGATCCTAGCCATATTATCATGGCTTGGTTACAAAAAGAAGACCCGGCAGCAGCCCAAGAACTATCTGGCGCACCTGCAGCATCTGCTCCTCCTGAACAGGCTCCAGCTGGTGAAGTTCCGCCCGAAGCTGAACCTGCAGAAGAAGAAGTTGAAGAATATAAAGATACCAAAAAACCTACAATTGCATCAGTTGCTGAGATGGTAAGATCATTTTACAACAGCCATCACATGGAAGAAGGTTTAGGCCCATTTCCAATAGGAAAACAAGGTATTGTTACTAAAGTTACAAAAGAAATGGGTGATTGGGCAGGAGAACTTGCCGGACGATTAGTTGATGAATTTTCCAAAATACATCAAGAAGAAGATAATACTCTCGCTTCACAAAACACTAACGATGTTGCATTTGAAGATATTATGAAGTTAGCTGGTCTTAGAAAAATTGGATAAAATAATCAAATAATTATTCCTGTATAGGTTGTAGTGATAAATAGAACTGTGTATACTTAATCGTATGCACAGTTTTTCTTTTTAGTCAGTGGGCTTTAAAGAAGAGGCATAATAAATCAACATTAAGGAAAAAACATTATGGCAACATTAGCAGAAATCAGAGCAAAACTTCAAGCAAGTTCTCAACAAAACACCGGCGGCTCACAAGGTGGAGACAACGCAATTTACCCTCATTGGAATATTGCAGAAGGTCAAACAGCAACAATTCGATTTGTTTCTGATGCTGATCCAAATAACACATTCTTCTGGATCGAACGTGCAATGATCAAATTGCCTTTTGCAGGTGTAAAAGGTGAAACAAATTCCAAGCCAGTTACTGTGCAAGTTCCCTGTATGGAAATGTGGGGTGAAACTTGCCCAATTCTTACCGAGGTTCGTCCTTGGTTTAAAGATAAATCTTTAGAAGACATGGGTCGTAAGTATTGGAAGAAAAAGTCTTACTTGTTCCAAGGCTTTGTGGTTGACAGCCTATACAAGGAAGATCGCACACCTGAGAATCCAATCCGTAGATTCATCATGGGTTCACAAATCTTTAACATTATCAAGGCAGCATTGCTTGATCCAGATTTTGCAGAGTTGCCAACGGACTATGTTCGTGGCACTGACTTCAAGATTGTAAAGACCAGTAAAGGTGGTTATGCTGACTACTCTACCAGTAACTGGGCACGTCGTGAACGTGCTTTAGAAGAAGCAGAGCTGACAGCAATTAAGGATCACGGTCCATTTAATCTAAAAGACTTTTTGCCTAAGAAACCAGGCGATGTTGAACTCAAAGTTATGAAAGAAATGTTTGAGGCGTCAGTAGACGGCGAAGCATTTGACATGGAACGTTGGGGTCAATATTTCAAACCGTCGGGTTACGGTGGTCGTGATAATGCAGAAGGTGGAGCAACTAAACCAGCAACACCAACAGCAACTCGACCAGTAGCAACACCTGCTTCAGTTGAAGAAGAAGTAGCACCTTGGGAAGATGATGTTGCAGTTGCAGAGAAATCTTTTGCAGCACCAGCCGCAGCAACACCAGCTGCAGATAGCGCAAGCTCACGTGCTCAAGATATCTTAGCAGCAATTCGCAATCGTAACAAGTAATTAGGAGATAGACTATGGGAAAATCCTTCGATATTTCGAAGTTCCGTAAGTCTATCACTAAGTCTATTGACGGACTTGGTATAGGCTTTAACGATCCAACAGACTGGATTGGTACAGGAAACTATGCACTAAATTATCTTATTAGTGGAGACTTTAACAAAGGTGTTCCGTTAGGTAAGGTAACAGTATTTGCCGGAGAATCAGGTGCAGGTAAAAGTTATATCTGCTCCGGTAACATTATTAAAGCAGCACAGGAACAAGATATTTTTGTTATTCTTGTTGATAGCGAAAATGCACTTGATGAAAAATGGTTGAAAGACCTAGGCGTCGATACTAGTGATGAAAAGTTATTAAAACTTAATATGGCTATGATTGACGATGTAGCAAGGACTATTTCAGAATTTATGAAAGAGTATAAGCTCATGCCTCAAGAAGACCGACAAAAAATTCTGTTTGTTATTGATTCATTGGGTATGTTGTTAACTCCTACTGATGTTAATCAATTCGAAGCAGGTGAAATGAAAGGTGATATGGGCCGTAAACCTAAAGCACTTACAAGTCTTGTTCGTAATTGTGTTAACATGTTTGGAAGTTATAATGTAGGTATGGTTTGCACAAATCACACTTATGCAAGTCAGGATATGTTTGATCCTGACGATAAAATTTCAGGCGGTCAAGGGTTTATCTATGCCAGCTCAATTGTTGTTGCAATGCGAAAATTGAAACTAAAAACTGATGCTGATGGCAATAAGACAACGTCTGTTAACGGTATTCGTTCAGCTTGTAAGATTATGAAAACACGTTATGCAAAACCTTTTGAAAGTGTGCAAGTTGAAATTCCATACTCAACTGGTATGAGTCCTTTTAGCGGGTTAGTTGATTTGTTTGAAGACAAAGGAATGTTAAAGAAAGAAGGCAATAGTCTTGTTTATATAACTAAAGATGGTGAAATCATTAAACAATTCCGTAAGGCTTGGGAACGTAATGAAAAAGACGGACTTACGAAAGTAATGGAAGATATTTCAAAACATGGTGAGGATTCACCTGTTGTTATCGAATCAGAGGAAACATAAAATGGATGAAAGTTTAATCATGGAAATTTGGGATACGTTTCGTGAATATATCCCAGAAAAGAATAAAGATATCGCAGCAAATCAATATGTCGATTTCTTGTTAGGGAAAGATATAGAGGTTGATGTATTGGAAGGATTTATTGGATACGATCCTCATCTTGATGATGCTATTCGCACAGTAGTCGACGAAGCTAATGCTATGGAAGACGATGAAGACGATGCTGAATATTACGAAGATGAGGACTAATAATGGCTCAATGGTATGCAAAGGTGAGCAAAGATATTTCTCATCTCCCGGCATGTATTGACTTTTATTACAACGAACTGGATAGTGCAAAAAGAGAAGTTAAAATTTATGGTAACATAGAAAAAGCTTCTGCAGCACTTCCAGGTATCGTTGAACAAAGATTTAATCAACTTCAAGAACTTGAAGCGGTATTAGAATATTTAAATATTGAATTACGACGCATTAGATCAAAATCTTTTAGAAAATATTTAGAGAATTATCAAAGAGCTCTAAGTAGCCGAGACGTTGAAAAATATGTTGAGGGCGAAGCAGATGTAGTTGATATGGAAAAAATTATTAACGAATTTGCATTACTTAGAAATCAATGGCTAGGTATTATTAAAGCAATTGATCAAAAGCAGTGGCAAATAACTAATATTGTTAAATTGCGAACAGCTGGATTAGAAGATGTCAGTATTTAAAATAGGAGCTTGACAAGCTCTTATTTTTTTTATATAATAGTTTATGCATATTGAAGAATTAATTGACAGACTTGCAGGTAACGGAAAATATATATTCCAATCTCCTATTAATGTTTTTAGAGCCGATGCTACTATTATTTCTAGTTTATCGGATCAAATTCAACGAGGTAATTTTTATACTGAAAAACAACAAACATTGGCAATTAGATTAGTATCTAAGTATGTCAAAGTTTTATCTACCGAATTAAAATATGATGTAAATGTTGATCTAGTAAATCCACAATTTAAAAATCCTGCAAGAAAATTAAGTGGTGCTAAGAGTATACAACTTAAATCTTATGCAGACTCTAGTAAAAAAATTGTAGTTCAATTTCCATTTAATACAGAACTAGTTGAAGCATTTAGAGAATATAAGAAAACTATTTCAAGGTCAGAAGCTGCAGACATTAATTGGAATGCAGAAGACCGTGTGTGGATATTTGGATATACTGAATCGAATATATCATATCTATATAAAATGCTCTCTAACGATTTTGAATTTGATAATGAGTTAGAAGCAACAGCTAAAGAAATTCAAAAAATTGAAGAAAATATAGAACAGTATGTTCCGATGATAGTTTATCAAAATGGACATTTTTCTTACAAAAATGTTATGAATCATGTTCCACAACCTAATTCAAATAATCTAATAGAAGTATTATTGCACGCAAGATCATGTGGTATTACCTGTTGGGACGAATCGATTGATATAGCTATATCTTCTTCTGAGGTAAGCAATTCAATTCAATTACTTATTAAAAATTCTCATTGTAATCCCATTACAATAGCCTCTAACAACTTAATAAGTATTCAAGATTTATTAAATTATTCTAAAAATATTTTATTTGTAATTCCCGGTGGAACCGAATTAGATCATCTAAAATCTATTCATAACTTTCTCATTAATCAAAATATTTTAAACAGTCAACTGACAGTTATGTTTAGACTTGATAGTAGTTCTGGAAAACTGTGTAATGAATATATTAAAGAACATAAATTAAATACACCGGTCAGTGATGTTACTAAGTTTGTATTTGTTAGTGGTAAAATACCAAAACCATTAATTGAAACTGGAAAGAAATTTGATCTAGTTGTTCATTTTGGCACAAATTCTGCACATTACACATTGAAAAATTATATTAAGAATCATCATAATGTTATTAGTATGAACCTAGATAACAAAAATAAGGAATTAGACTTTGGCTAACTGTAAAATTATAATTAAAGACGAAGTCAACATCAAAGTAGAAGGTTTAGATTTAGATACTAGAAAATATCTAGTTAAAAAATTTAAATATGAAGATCCAACTGCCCGCTATCGTCCAAGCTACAAATTAGGACGTTGGGACGGTTCAGTAAGTTTTTTTGGTTTAGGCGGAACTACCTACATGAGCATGTTAGGACAGGTATTGGCTGAATTAGAAAACAAAAATTACTATATTGAAGTTGAGGACCTGCGTGTTAGTCCTGTATTAGAATTTGAAAAAATTAAAGAAGATTTTTGGGGCGACATGTGTTGGCCCGAAGGACATCGATTTGCAGGACAGCCGATTCGTATGCGCGAAGATCAAGTAGAAGTGGTTAACAAGTTTTTAGAAAATCCACAGTGTATTCAAGAAATTGCTACTGGATTTGGCAAAACAATTACCACTGCTACACTGGCAAAAATTTGTGAAAAATATGGACGCACTATCACTATTGTTCCTAATAAATCATTAGTTGAACAAACCGAAGAAGATTTTATCAACTGTCAACTTGATGTTGGAGTTTACTATGGTGATAGAAAAAATCTTGACAAGACACACACTATATGCACTTGGCAAAGTTTAAATATTTTAGATAAAGGCTCTAAAGAAGCAGACGGCGAACTAGTATTAGAACGTCTAATTGAACTGTTAGATAATGTGCAATGTGTAATGGTAGACGAAGTTCATATGGCCAAAGCTGATGTGTTAAAAACGTTATTAACTCGTAACTTTGCCAATACGCCTATTCGTTGGGGATTAACCGGAACAGTCCCCAAAGCTGACATTGACTTTCAAAATATCCGTGCAGCATTAGGAGAAGTAGTTCATCAAGTTAAAGCACACAAACTTCAGGAAGCTGGAGTTTTAAGCACTTGCCATGTTAATATTGTTCAGACTGCAGAATGGAAAGAGTTTAGCAGCTATGCAGAAGAATTAAAGTTCCTAGTAACCAATACAGAACGAATAGAATTTGTAGCCAAAATGATTGAATCTATTGCAGATTCTGGTAATACACTGGTGTTAGTAGATAGGATCGAGTGCGGAAAAATGTTACAATTATATTTGAGTAACTTGTTTAGTTTATTATCAGATAAACCTGAGGTAGCATTTATTTCAGGAGCAGTAAAGACTAAAGATCGCAAAGAAGAATATGACGAAATTAAAACAGCAAATAATAAAATTATCATTGCTACATATGGTGTGGCGGCTGTTGGTATTAACATTCCTCGGATTTTTAATATGGTTCTTATTGAGCCCGGTAAATCGTTTGTTAGAGTTATTCAATCAATAGGCCGCGGTATTCGAAAAGCAGACGATAAAGATTTCGTTCAAATTTGGGATATTACCGCAAGCACCAAGTATGCTAAAAGACACTTAACGGAGCGTAAAAAATATTACAAAGACGCAAAATATCCGTTTACAATAGACAAGGTAAAATATCAATAATGCAAATTTTAACACTAAACAATCAAACTTATTATCTAAATGATCTTCCAGAGGAGGTTGACGATGATATGCGATTTGCAGTAATGGATAACAGTGATCCTCAGAATCCTGACTACTTTTTTATTCCCTTAATATTTTTAGAATCATTTACTTGCCCTGCAGCAGTATTAAAAATTGGTCCATATGAACTTACCATGCCATTAGATTGGTGCACTATTGTTGGAGATCCAGAAGGTCCCGAAATGGAAGTGTTACCATTAACTAGTTTAAATGATCGAGGGTTTAGCACATTTTGTTTTAACCCGTTGAGTTCATTTAGACCTGAGTTTCATACAATTGATATCATTAACGTATATCAAGATGTTAAATGGTATTTTCCAAAGATGAAACCTGGCCAGTTATTATCTACTCCATTACATGCAGGAGAAAAACCTACCTGCGCTTATTTTGTCAAAGAAGTAAGTCGCCAAAGCGAAATAGTTGATTATACAAAGTGTTGGTAATATTATGGACGAAAAATTAGCAAAGGGTATATTAGGCAGTATTGCCTACAGTCAAGGAAGAAACAAAGTTTCTGGTAGGCCAGTTAAACCTGTAACTATTACAGTTACTGATTTAATTGACATTTACAATAAACAAAACGGAAAATGCTATTGGTCCGGATTACAGTTAGATGCAAAGTTTAATAAAATAAAACATCATCCATTTGCAATTAGTCCTGAAAGACTTGATAATGCGTTACCGTATGATATAAAAAATGTAGTGCTCTGCCGACGCATGTTTAATCTTGGAAGAATGGCATTTCCAGAAAAAGATTTTGAAGATGCAATGAAAACACTTAAAGAAGAATTTAAAAATGGGTAATCTTAAACCAGGTGTAACTTTAATCTACGAAAAGGTAGATAATATTGTTTATTCTAGAGAAGCTGGATCCGATCCGTCTACTCGAATAGAAGTAGGACGAGATTACGATCCAAGAACAGGAGATGGCCGACCATTGCATGATCATATAAAAGATTCACAACTATGGGGAAATATTCATCGAGCAGCAAAAACTAATATTGCTTTGCAAAAAGCATTGGAACAATGTATAATAATATATCATCTTAGTAATCCCCCTAAGAAACCAATACAACATCATCCGGTATAATATGGCAACAGCAAAACTTGATATTAAACGTGAGCTTGACGCAGTTGATACACGTAATTATAATTTTTATGATAATCTTACAATAGAAGAACAAAAGGCATTTAGCCCATTTGTTTTAATGAGATTTACTAGCAATGTAAAAGGTGATAGAGAAACACAGGAGTGGTTTGTTGAAATGACTAATGAACTAGTTAATAAAGATCATTGGACATTAAGTAAGAATCATAAGGCATTGCTCTGGAAATTGTTTGCTGGCACAGGTATTGGAACTAAATGTTTTCATCCTTATCTAGCAGCTGGAAAGAAAGATAAAGTTAATAAGATTGAAAAATTAATTGCAGAATTAAATCCTTCGATGAAAATATCTGAAGTAAAAATGCTAGCCGGCATGATGACTAAAGATGATATCAAAGAACTTTTTGATAAAATGGGCTTTGATAAAAAGCAACGAAAGGAATATGAATGAGTCAGTTTGATCATAAACAAATTAAAACAATTAATATCAATTTAAATTCGTCTGTTTGGAATCCAGAAACTCATAATATACTATTAGCATATGATTCAAAATCTTTAACTAAATTTTCTATAAAGATGATCAAAGTAGATAATGATGTTGCAATCACTGATACATCTGATGCACAACAACTATTAAAACAATTTAGAATTAGCAAGTGATAAACCTAGTGGATCAACCTTATAACTGCGTGCATTGTGGTAAGAGTTTTATGAAAGAAAAAACTCTAGTTGCTCACATGTGTGAAAATAAAAGACGTGCAATGCAAAAAGATGAAAAACGAGTAGTTGCCGGCATGATGACATACAATCGATTTTATCAACTTACACAAAATTCAAAAAAGAATAAAACATATGAAGAGTTTTGTAAAAGTTCTTATTATAATGCATTTGTTAAATTTGGTTCTTTTGTAAACAATGTAAATCCCTTGTATCCAGAAAAGTTTATTGACTATGTTATTAAAAGTGGTGTTAAGTTAGATCATTGGTGTCGTGATGAGTTATATGAAAAATATCTATACGAAATGCTCAAAGTAGAACCGGTTGAATCAGCAGTTCAACGTAGTCTTCAAACAATGATGGAATGGGGAGATGTTAGCCAAGCACAATTTAATCATTACTTTAACTATGTTAATCATAATCGTGCTGTAAATGATATTCGTAACGGAAAAATATCTCCCTGGCTTTTATTAAATTGTAAGAGCGGTAAAGAAATGATTAGTGGATTTAATGATGATCATTTAGAAATGATATCGACGGCATTTGATGTGCCATTTTGGATTAAACGCCTTAAATCAAATCCTGCAGATGTTGCACTGGTAAAAGAAATTTGTAAAGAAGCAGGTATAGAATGATCAAATGTGACATTGATATTGACTTTGCTAACCGAGAAGATATACTATCTAAAATTCCACATGTGGTTGCAGGTCGACATGATCGAGGCGAATATAAAAATCACAATACAGGCGTGTATCTACAAAAAATTCCAGTTAATCCGTTAAACGGTATTGCTACTATAGATTATGAAGAAGCACAAACTCGCGGTTACTTTAAGATTGATTTTTTAAATGTTAATGCATACCAAGGAGTTAAAAATGAAGAACACATTGTAAAATTACTAGCTATAGAACCTCTGTGGGAATTAATGTATGAGAAAGAAGTTTGTGATCAATTATTTCATATTAATGGCTATCACTCGTTAGTAGCACAACTTGCTCCTACAAGCATTTTAGATTTAGCCACAGTGCTTGCTTTGATTAGACCCGGTAAGAAGCACTTGATCCCAGTATGCATTGAAAAAGGTTTCCAGGCAATCCAACACGAGGTCTGGGTTAAAACAGACGAAGGATATAGTTTTAAGAAAAGTCATGCTATCGGGTATGCTCATGTAATTGTTATGCAATTAAATTTAATATGTGAAAATATCAGTTACGAATTTTCTTAACATTTCTTATCAACTGTATTGACTTACGTTTAACTCTTTTTTCTGCAATTTCACTTAAATTAACAACTGGTCCAAATATAATATCAATATCTTTTGAATTAAATGTTTTAATAGTATATCTAAATTTCTGCATTTCGTTTAATAAAAAAATACTAATTGGAATTTTTCGATTGCTTTCCCACCACCATATTTCACCGGCTTCTATAAACATTTGTTTTTCTTCTTCGGTTTTTAATATAGAATAATCATAGATACTAGTTACATTAGCATCTAAGTTAATAATAATGCCCACGTATTCAATATCACTCGATTTTACACAGGTCATAAACGGGAAATTTTTTTGAAAGCTATTTGTTGTTGTCATATAGATTGCCTATGTTGATTAGTTAACTGATTAATGTACTCAATAAGTTTATCGGCTATCAGTTGATTGTTTTCTGGAGTTAAACGATTTTTCATTAGATGTACATTTACATTTCCGGTATTATGTAGCTTAACTAAATCATAATCAACGATACCACTTGAAAATTTAAACCAACTAGGTATTGTTTTTTTGTATACACAATGAATAACCGGAATTTTTTTATAGGTTAGATATTGATCAATTTGCAGTAATGCTCCTATAAATCTATTACGGACTAAATCTCTAGTATGAAAAAATTTTTCATACTCATCTAGTGCAGTTTTAATTTCTAATCGAGGAATCTCTTTAATTATTTCATTTGGCGAGTCAGTTTTTCTATTAGGATAATAGTCAATAACTCGTTGACGATATTCGCTTAGGTACCATTCTGCAGGAGTAATATTAAGATTAAAATCATGATTAAGAGACGGGACAAATATTGAATTTTCTAAACCATGAAAAATTATAGCTAGATCTATATTTTTTGATTTTTTTAACAAATACAATATTCGTTCCTCTGACATGTTAGGAAATCTATGCAACGATTCGTCAGGAAGACTATATTTTTTAAATATTATATCTACAAAATTTGGAGAAATTCCCCCATCTTGTCTCCTACAAATACTATTTCCAAAAATGTGTATATTCATAGGTAGTTTAATTATTGGAGCGGGCGAAAAGGAGTCGAACCTTTTATCATTAACCTGGAAAATCAATATGTTACCTCTACACTACCCCCGCAACCGTTCCGGGATTTTACTCTCCTGCAAACGGTAAGATATTTATATGTGGGAAATATATTTCTCACGTATTCGATATCACTTGATTTTACACAGGTCATAAACGGGAAATTTTTTTGAAAGCTATTTGTTGTTGTCATATATTAAGGTAAATACATATTATGAAATTACCAGTCTATTTATATTCCAATTTGTTCGAAGTAATATTGGATCTGGACAATAATAACAGGATTAACCAAGTTATGTATCAACGCGACCTAAAACTACAAAAAGGTGTTAAAAATAAGGTTCAAATTCAATTTAAAAACAGCGATCAGAAACTTATCAATGTATCTACTAGCAGTTTTAAGTTTGTTTTGTTCGACACTGTAAATCAACGGAACCTTATTGAAAAAGTAGTAACTATTTTAGATGACGGCTCTACAAGAGCACTTCGCGGACTTGGAGAAGTAGTGTTTACAGAAAGCGATTTGCAAAACTGCGAAAGCGCCTACTATAAAATGGGTGTAATGGCACTGGATACTGACGGCAGCTATGTTCCAACTTATGCTAATACCTATTACGGTGTTGGTGCTACTATCGAAGTTAGACATGATCTATATCCTACTCTAGTGCCAAGTCAAGAAACAAAAGTTTTTAGTATGTATTATAATGCAGATCAAAATGCGCTGCAATACGAATACTATACAGGTAATCTAAATGCATATCCTGAATTTAAATCAAATACCGCATTACACACAGCAGCAATATACATGACACGTTATAAAGGCAGAGTGCTTGTAGAAGGAACACTTGAAACTAGTCCAACAACTTTTGGGCATTATGCTATTATTAAAGACACTACATATAACGGTTTTACCGGTATTGATTATTATAACTTTAATGGTATATTTTCCAAAATACGTATTCGTTATATACCCGAAAAAGAACCAGTTAGCCAATTGAATAATAATACGGCATTTGCCGGAACTGTAGACAAAGTGCTTTACAGAAGTTAAACTATATGTATGAATCTCATACAGGCAAGTTTACAATCAGTCCTACCGGCCAATAGAAAATCAACTAGTGGCGGTTGGGTAAGCTTCAATGCGGTATGTTGTTTGCATAGAAACGAAAGCGTTGATAAGAAAAAACGTGGCGGCGTTCTATTTAAAGAAAATGGTTTTACCTATAGTTGTTTCAACTGCGGATTTAAAGCAGGTTGGCAACCAGGAAAACTTTTTAGTAAAAACACTAAGAATCTTTTTCAATGGTTAGGAATGCCAACAGATGTAATTAATAAAATTACTCTTGAAGCACTGCGAGAAAAAGATGCAATGCCTGTTGCTACTAAATTATTTACATTAGAGTTGCAAGATGTTGCGCTGCCCGATAATACATTATCCATAATAGACTGGATCAATGAAGGATGTAACGATCCCGAGCTAGTTTTGTGTATTGAATATATATTAAGCAGAGGACTTACATTAGATGATTATAACTGGCATTGGTCAGCTACTAACGGATATCGAGATAGGGTAATTATTCCGTTTTATAATCAGAAGCACATTGTTGGTTACACCGGAAGAAAAATTGTAGATGGTAAACCAAAATACTTAACTCATTCTCAAAATGGTTATGTATTCAATATTGATGCACAAACTCAAGACAGAAAATATGTTATAGTAGTTGAAGGACAGTTTGATGCTATTGCATCAGAAGGTGTTGCTATCATGCACAACGAACCTAGTGAAACTCAATGTTTTCGTATTAATTCTCTAGGTCGAGAAGTTATTGTAGTTCCTGATAGAGACAAACCCGGAGCAAAAATGCTAGAAGCTGCTATCAATAATGGATGGAGTATGAGTTTGCCTCCTTGGGGTGATGATATCAAAGACGTAGCTAAAGCAGTCGAAGTTTATGGTAAAGCCTATACGCTAGCCACAATCTTACACTATCGAGAGTCTAATAAGATAAAAATAGAATTACAAAAGAAAAAATTAGAGAACCTCAATGACAACAAAAAATAATACAGACTACAGTTATGACATACAAAAACTTTATTTAGAAATGTTTCTTTCGGATGCAGAAACATTTTGCCGATGCCAAAATATTTTTGATTCAGAAAACTTTGATCAACGATTAAGAGAGACAGCTACGTTTATTAACTCATATGTTGATCAATATAAGGTAATGCCAGAGACACAGATCATTAATGCACAATGTAAAATGGAGTTTCAACCAGTTACATTGCCTAAACAACACTATGATTGGTTAATGAACGATTTTGAAAGTTTTAGTAGACACAAATCATTAGAACGAGCAATTTTAAAGTCAGCTGATCTACTTGAAAAGGGTGACTACGGTCCAGTTGAAAAAATGATCAAGGATGCTATTCAGATCAGTCTAAACAAGGACATGGGCACAGACTATTGGTTTGATCCTCGCGCTCGATTAATGAAACTTAAAGATAACAACGGACAAATTTCTACAGGATGGCCTAGTGTAGATAAAAAACTTTATGGCGGATTTAAACGCGGCGAATTGAATATTTTTGCAGCAGCATCGGGTGGTGGTAAGTCATTATTCCTTGCTAACTTGGGTGTAAACTTTGCACTTGCAGGACTAAATGTAATCTACTTTACATTTGAGCTTTCAGAAGAACTGGTAGGTATGCGTGTGGATAGTATGGTGACAGGAGTTACTACTAGAGACATCTTTAAGCAGTTAGATGATGTTGAAATGAAAGTCAAACTCACAGGGAAGAGGGCTGGAGGAATGCAGATAAAATACCTGCCTTCTGGTAAGAATTGTAACGATTTAAGGTCATATTTGAAGGAATATGAAGTCAAAACAGGCAAAAAACCTGACATTATTTTAGTGGACTACTTAGACCTTATGATGCCTCTTTCTATTAAAATTAGTCCGTCGGATTTGTTTATTAAAGACAAATATGTTTCAGAAGAACTGCGTAACTTTGCTATGGAGAATCAATCAGTTGTAGTTACCGCTAGTCAATTAAATCGTAGTGCAGTTGAAGAAATTGAGTTTGATCACAGTCATATCTCAGGTGGTTTAAGTAAGATTCAAACGGCTGATAATGTAATTGGTATCTTTACCAGTCGTGCAATGAAAGAACGTGGGCGCTATCAAATTCAGTTTATGAAAACACGTAGTTCAAGTGGTGTTGGACAAAAGGTTGATTTAGAGTTTAATGTAGATACACTGCGTATTACTGATCTAGGAGAGGAAGAAGAAACTAGTTTTAACAGTCAACGAACAAGTTCTACCACTGCTAACATTGTTCATCAATTTAAGAAAACTAGTTCAGTAAAAGAAACAGTCAATCAAGATACTGGAGAAATTAGACCTAGTGATCCTACGCAAGGAATATCTATAGGTAAAGTAAAAGCAACAACTGATTCTAGTCGTATTCGTGCCATGTTGGCAAATATGAATACTGAAAAAGATTGACATTATATAAAGATAATATTATAATATAGTATGACTAACAAAACATTTTATTTAGATATGGACGGAGTAGTAGCAGATTGGGCAGAAGGTGCTGCTATTATTGTAGGATATCACATGACAGATCCAAATGCATATTATCCTCCAGAAGATTGGGAAAAAGTTAAGCAGCATCAACGAATGTTCCTTGATCTTCCGCTGATGCCAAAAGCTCATCAAATGGTTAATCTTGCAAGACGATTTCGAGACGAGTTAGGATACAATTTAATATTCCTTACAGCAGTTCCTCACTACAATGATATTCATTGGGCATTTTGGGACAAATGTTTATGGGCACAAAAGCACTTTTCTGATATACCAGTGCATTTTGGTCCTTACTCGGGCGACAAACAGAAACACTGTATACCCGGTGATATTCTAGTTGATGATCGTCCCGACAACTGCAAACATTGGAGAGATGCCGGTGGACTTACTATAAATGTAACTGCTGACTATGATCTTGCATTGACTCAACTACAAGACTTGTTTGATAAAAGTTCAGTATAAGTGCTTGACCATTTGAATTACCATTTGGTAATCCGAACAGTAGGAAAACGATTCTTCGCCCAAAGGAGTTTTCCATCGTAATATCCAGGATGCATCAATTTCTGCTATTGCAATGGTATAACCCTTTGGGTTTTTTAATGGACCCAAAGACCAAAAATCAACTGGTCGAAAATGATGTGAATCAAACAAGATAACTCGTGTCTTATGCGTCGGGTGCAGGTAATTCTGGAGTTTCTTCAGGCGGTTTTTCTTTTGGACGCTTGTTAGTAGTCATCCACCCTGCTGCAACAAATTTTTGTAATTTTGCAATTTCTTCGTCAATTTTGTATTCTTTAACTTTAGTATCAGAAGTCTGTAAATTTGGATCCTCAGCAGCAGTCTTAATATAAGTTTCAATGTCAGCTTTTTTGGTGCGTAATCCATTGATAATATCGTCGTATAGATATGGAAACTTTTCATTAATATATTGTTTAGACGGAGGCTGATCTGCAATGTTCATAAAATTTGGATTATATGATCCTACATCAAACTGATAACGCTCTTTACCTTCAATTTTTCGAGAATCTCCACGAATTAATTCAACTTCTTCAGGATCATACGGAAACATTTGAAACAGCATTCCAGCTTTAGCATAATTATGATAATGTCCGTCGTATGAACTGCTAGATGTGCACCAGGTTGTTCCTTGACCCATTGCCACGTTGGCAGCACGATTTAACGTGGTATAAATCTTATAATCATCATTATCTACTATTAAGAATGCACGCACTGCTTTTTTCATAGCAGCCGCTTTCATCTTAGCATCGTAATCAGCAAGTGCCTGTTGATAATGATGAACCATATATTCGCCAATTTCTCGTATACTTTTAAATGCAGGAATATTAGTATGTGCTGCATCTAACATATTACGATTCTTAAGAAAGTAAAACTTTCCCAAATTCATACTCATTGTTCCAGTAATGTCTTCCCAGTTGTGTGCACCTAGAATATATTTGGCTGCAATCCATGCATGATTCACACCATCACGCGAATATTGGACACCTTCGTATCCCGCTTTTTCAATTTGATCTAGTTGTTCAAGAAACCATTCAGCTACATTTTGATCAGGTAATTTTTCAACTTTAGCAGAAAATCCAGAAGGAAAGTTTTGAGGATTCATCCTAGCATCGCGTCTAACTCGTTTAGCTAGCCCTGCAACCATTTCGGCATTCTTAATAACCTGCTGACCACCTTTGGAAAGTGCTACATTTTCTAGTAGCAAACTTTCCACAAGATTAATTAATGATCTAAAATCAAACGACATGATTACTGATTAGCTTTGATCAAATTGGCTTTTAGAGCAGACATAAAAGGCTTTAGTTTTTCCGCACCCGGAGTAGTGTTTAACATGACAAGATATTCGCCCTGATCTTCTCCACTTTGACTTGCTGCATCTGATATTGATCGGTCAATCAATCGACCAACAGGACTATTATATGAATTCAAATCAATATCGCCTTGTGTGTTGATTGAAATTAACAAAGTCTCAATCTTTTTGGCTACTGACATCCATGTTTGAGCACGTTCAAACGCTCCTGCTTCCATTGCATCGCGAGCTTCTTCTCTAACATCTAACATGGCTAAATTGCCAACACGTTTGAATAAAGGTTTAACTATAGGTTTTAATTTGTTTTTAAAATTCATCATTTCTTGATAACGATCAGCACCATTTTTTGGTTGTTCTGGTCGACGAGCTGCAATCTTTTCACGTTCAACGCCACCGTGTGTTCCAGCAATACCAGCAGCCTGTCCACCGCCTGGCTCGTAGCTTTTTGTAAATGCTTTGACGTCTCTTTTGCCAAGACCGGTAATGCGGCCTTTACTGATATACACAGCCTGCAGTGAACCAATTTGATCAGATAGTGAATCAAATATATTGAATTCGTTGCGTGTATCTCTCTTGTTGATCATACCTCCACGAGCTTTCATAACTGTGGGATCTGCGTCTCTTTCAACTTCTGCTGGGTTACGGAACAGTGCAGGATCAACCTGCTCATCACGACGGAACGCAACAATCTGATAGCGTAGGGTATTATCTCTAGCTGGATTATAACTTTGATTCTTTTTAGCGGCAGCAGCTTCACCGCGCTTGATATCGGCTTCGTTTGGTTTAATACCGGCAACACCGTTGCTGGCACTGATAATCATAAACTGATCCGGGTGATTCTTAAATTCAGTCCATAGCACACGTTCGCTAAATGGTTGACTTGCGTATTCAGCTGTGTTACTTAACAAGTGACGTCCATGCATCCAACGAACTAAATTCTGTCCACCGGGAACTTCACCGATTAATCTGCTCAATGTGCTTTCATTTAATAGGTATCCAGCTAGTTCTTCAGCATATTGATTTTCAAGTAGGCTACGTGTTTTGTAGATTTCAAGATTTTCTTTTAGATATGAACTGAAACTTTCTTTTACCTTTTGCTTAGGTTGAGTCAACTCTTTTTTAGCCTCTGCTCGGGTCTTGCCGTATTTCTTTTTAAATGCAGCGTCAGTCATGGTTTTATCTTTGATATCGGCATCTAGCTGTTTGACAGCGCCTTCTGCCACTGTGGTTTTATTGTTTGTATTCATGGTGCTTTCTCTATTAAGTCTAGGTTGGTCTCGTCCGGGTAAACGATCTTGTGCGCCCCCTGTGCGAGCGTCTTGTTCTGGATATGCATATATGTAGGTGCCCATGGGGTCACGCACCACATGGAAACGCATACCCATTGCTGTATATTCATGAACATCAGGTTCATAACCGGGCACAGCCTGACCGTGTCCAACTTGAACAGCACCACGATCTTCACCGTGCTGTCTTAAGTAACTGGCCACTGCACGCATTTCTGCATCAGTATTGGGACCCTGGCCATCTACGTTGGCAATGGTCATGATCTGTTCTAATGGTGTGCTGGTCATCATGCTGAACATCTGACGACCCATGCCGCGAATAGCACGGGCCATATAACCTGGTAGATTATTGATTGTGTGCCACTCGGGCATCTGTTCTCCTGCTGCACGTAGCTGATGATTCAATACCATGGGCACGTCTGCTGGGCGAACACGATCAACTTGACGATTGGGAGTATCTGGACGATTGTCTGCATCCAGCCCAGCACGACGAGCAGCTTCTGCATCACTGATCTCATCATCTTGATTCATGTCAATACGACCCAACATGTCGCGCATTTGATCAGTGGGAGTCCTACCCGCCATGCGTGCACGAGTATCATCCCCACTAGCACGGGGCATAGTGGGACCTGCTGTGTCATCTGCAGAATCACCCTTGGGACTATCGCCCTGTGCATCAACGGGGCCACTGGGTAAGTTGCTGGTCCCACCAATGTCGCCCAGATCATCTAAAAAGTCAAAAGGATTGGCTTTCTTCTTGGTCTGAGTGGGTTTGGCAGGTTTTGGCTCATCCTCGGGCTCCATTGCTGCAATGGGTGCTTCAAATAGTGCTTTGTATAAATTCATAAGTTTGAATGCTTTCAAATATATGTTATTTATATTGGCTTAGCAGATATCTTAATCAAAATAAATACACCATGAGAATCTATGAAGTAATCCAAAAAGAAATTGTCCAAGGTCAAGAATTCAATCATTCTCATACGGATTCAATGGGACTGACCTGGCGAGCAGAAAGCCGCGGTGAATTCGATCTAAACATCAGTGTAACCAGTCCACATCAAGGTCAAATAGCACATCTAGTGCTGGAAGTAAATCCCGACGAAGAAACCATGTCAAGTCAAGATACTTGGGTAGATAAAAAGTGGCGCAGAATGAGCATAGCCACTAAGATGTATAACTGGGCACAAGAGCTGGGCAACACTGTGATTAAATCAGATCGTCTTAGTGATTATGGTCGAGAGTTCTGGCGGACAAGAGCCTGACAACTGCGCGAAGCGCCAAGCGGCAAAAATTTTCAGCAGAGTTATCTACACAGTTAATAGTGACTCTAATTGTATACACAGTGACAAGTGATCCCTGCACAGTGTAGATTTTCTATACAGTAGAAGAAAAAAATTGTAAAAAAATTTTCAAATGACTGAAATCTATTTCAGTGACCAGTTAGAATACTAGTATAGATCCCAGCGTGCTTTAAACTGTGACAAATGATCTCTGCGCTTGAAGCGATATTCTACAGTGTTGGGAGACGCTGAGATCACTAGATAATCCACAGTCAATGTGATATAGTTCTGAGTGAGATACAGTGAGTATTCAAAAGAGCGAGTTAGGTTAACAGTGACTGTATATGGATAGTTCATGGTGATATTTACAGTAGATCACTATGAGAACAGCCCGAGGGGTCTACACAGGGCAAAAAAGTGCCGCGCAAAAAAAAGCAACCTTGGAGATCTCGGCCCCTGGTGATTGCACTACACTGGTACTAGAATTTGACAAGCAAGCGTGTAAGCTAGCTGTAAGCATTGCTGTATAAGCCCCCCACCACCACCTGATGGTACCACCTGATGAAATCATTACTGCCCGTGGGGTTCTCTCTAAATTTAAATTGTTCCCAAGGCTGCTGCAAATACCTCTGCACGCTGCTAGCGGTCTTGTGGGGTTAGTATAACACAAGCCCCACTCAGCTGCACACAGTTGCTCAGTGTGCTAGCGTGCGGGCTG